GTTCTCCCACCACTGACCAGACTTGGCATGGCGCATACGGTCATCGGACAGGTTGGACAGGCTAATCATTGCGCTGCGGCGTACACCACCAACCACTACGACCTCACCAATCTTACACATAATGTCATGACACTCAACGCTGTTAAGCTTGCGGCCTGCTGCGCCCTTGAACTTGGCTACAGTAAAGTTGAACAGGTCATTCAAAGGGTCTGGACCAGAGGCCCGGCCACCAAAAGTCTTGAGTCGTGCGCCAGCTGGGCGAATCTTAGACAAGTCCCATGTCGGAATGTCACCTGTATATAGCAGGGAGATAAGCTTACGAAGACCTTTTGCCCAGCCTTCTTTGCTGTCCTGCACAACAATCATGTCCTCGCCGCTAGTCAGTTCTTCTGGAACTGTTGGCAGCTTCTGGATTGCTTGACGCTCGACAGAGAAGCCAACACCTGTGCCACATAGAAGGATAAACATAGCCTCGTCAAAGGCACGGGGATGGTCAACAGGTAGATAGCTACAGTTGTACACGCAAGTGTTGTCACGCTCTGCTGCGGGACCAGCTGTCATCAAGGCACGCATTGAGGGCATGACCTCTAGGTTAAGGATTGCTTCCTCAATTTCGTCTATTGTTTTAATGTCAATGTCCGAAGGACGTACAATGTAGTCAATGAATCGACCCACTGTTTCAGGCCATGTCTCCCGCCTGCCCTCATCATCTAGCCAACGGGCGTATCGTGAGGTAGCGATAAATGTTTGATAGTCAGTGGGTAGGTGATTAGTCATAGTCATATTGCTTGTCATCGGTGTGTAGCTCCTGTCCTGTTAATGCTTTCCAGCTGTGTTTAAAATCAAATCGTGCGCATTCCTGACTAATCATATCAGCAACTGCACGTGTCTCCTTCTGTGCCGTGTCGTGCAGCCGTTGGTTAACCACACGAGAAAAGGCATACAAAGAACCAGACCAATACCACTCTGTGTACATGTTCTGCGGTAACACCATGCGTGCAAGCTCTGGTGCTACGCCATCTTCAAGCATACTGTCGTATGTTTCTAACGCCTTCTGCATGAAGGGGCGTATGTCATACGGTATCTTGTTGTCTGCACTGCCTTGCTTTACATTGTCTGCACGCTTCCGCCACATCTTAGGTGTGTAGAATTTAGGCTCATAGTCTACATAGCGGCGGCTGACTTCATTCCAAGCCAACCCCACCTGGTGTTTGACTAACTGTCGTGCTACAAAGAGGGGTGCTTCAATACGAAACTGCAAGAAGCAATGTGAGAAGGGCGACCAGTGAGCGTGGTCAGCTAAGTAACTGATAAGCTTCTGGTCTTTCTCTGTAAGGTCGAGATGGTTTCCTACCTTGACCCGCTCTGATTCCTTGTTAAAGGAAACACGGGCAGCGTTTACCACGGTGAGGTCGCTGCCCATAAAATCAATCAATGATACTTTCATTAGTCGAAGACTCCAATTATACTACACTTGTTCATGGGAAGCAATAAGCTTGTCGAGATACCACTGACATTTTTTTAAGTCTTCCACAGGCTTACCCTTGTACTGGTATCGCCATAGATATTTCATGCAGTTGCCCTTGAGGTAGCCACGGTATTCTTCGGGTGACATGCTTGCCTCGATGGCCTGGATTGCTTCCACGCCTTTGCGATTGTAATGTGCAGGGCTGTTTACTGGGTCGTCGCTTGGTGTCTGTCTGTATCCAAACTTAGTGTCCAAGGATTGCGTTAATTCGTTTTCTGACATATTCAATTTCTCCTGTGTGCAACACCTTATAGGCGAAGTCTCTCATGTAGTTCGGGTCAACACCCGCATTGGTACAGACTTCTTCAAAGTCTTGTGCGGTAGTTCCTATTGAAGCAAAGAACCATGCTGCTGCCCTGTCCCTTTCGATGCGTGCCTCTGAAGGCTCACCCTTGTAGGGTTTCTTTGTCGCATCTAGCAACGCCTGAAGGAGAACACATAGAAACAGTGTCTGTTCAGGTGAAGAAGGGTCTGGTCTAAACTCGTCCAGATGAATTGTTATTTTACTACTGGACATATTATTTGTCAAGCCATTCTTTTGGAATGCCCTCATTTAATTTACAAAACTGATAGCCATATTTGGTACACCAGTCTGCATAGGTCATCTTACCGCCCTTGTATAGCTTGCGGTAGGGATTGTCAAAGACAAAGCGAATATCAACATCGGGATACTGACTCTTAATGAACAGGTGTTTCTTCCTGTCTTCTGCCATGAAGCGACCCTTGACTTCTAGCACAACCCCGTTGGGCAGGAAAAAGTCTGGTGTATACTTCTTGTCCTCACGCCATTCATACGGCAGCGTGTCTCGCTCATACTCAAAGTCTATCTTTAGTTTGTGAAGCTGCTGTGCTGCCTCGTATTCTGAATTGGATTTGTATTCGTGATTATATTTTTTTCTTTTCATAACTCCAGTTCTTCGACTTGAGGTGTCTTTGCTACCTGCGTTAGATACCGTACGCCGTTAGAATATTTGAATGCACGAAGGCCAGTTCCATTATTGGCATCAGCCCAGCATTTCTTTTTGTAGGGGCAGAACACACAGCCAATCGCCAGCTTGCGGTTGCCTGACTCCCCGTCCTTTGCATCACTGTAGCAACGGGCAGGCACTTGCTCACCATTAACCACACCCTTGAGGTGTCGCACCCTGGCAGGGGCATCAATCATCTCCATGTCGTGAATGGGTAGGATGCAAAGCTCACTGCTGTTCTTGTCGATTGCAAAGAAGGCGGCTTCCTTGCGGTTGTTCTTGGTGGCGTAGGCACTAATCTGTGCGATGTATCCAAACGGGTCATCGTCTGACAGCCTGCCTTCCTTGAACTTCTTGAATGCGAATGACGATGCTGACTTGATGTCAACCAATACGTCATCAATCACACAGTCCTGATGTCCAAGCACACCCTCAACCTCTACGGTATCCTGTGCCTCTTCCACCTTATGGCCTGATGCTTTGGTGAGACAAATCAGGAGAGCCTCAAGGACATGACCCATTAAGAACTTAATCTTGGTCTGCCCATTGATGGACTCTCCCTCTTCGCCTTGTACTCCGTACCAAATCTGACGGTCTGGTTTGCCGATTGAAGACAGACGTAGGTGTGATGCACCTTCACGCTGACCTTCACGGAGTATGGTTTCGACTGCCTCTCGCACAAGACTGCCGACTTCATCAAGGGCTTCCTTAACATGTACCTGCTCAACATCAGTGCCTTGTTCAAGCATGTCATAAATGTCTGGGATAAGTGTGTCTAATGTTTTGCTCATGTTAAATCCTTTCGTTGGCGAACACGGCAGGACTTGAACCTGCAACCTGCAGATTAGAAGTCTGCTGCTCTATCCAGTTGAGCTACGTGTCCTAGCTCTTACGCCTCACCCTCTTGCGAAGGCGCTCTGCTTTATGTGCAATGTACTCTTCCTCGTCTGCGAAGAAGTTGTGTATCATTTTAAGTAGCCGCAATTGAAAGGCTTTTAGATACTTGCCCCGTGGGAAAGCCCACCCGACAAAGAAGCCTGCGATTGCAAAGTAAAATAACACCAACTGTACTGGTAAATCTAAATCCATTGTAATCTCCTATGTAAGTGATAGCGTTCCCACCCTCGCAGCTATCTTCGGCGGCCAAATATAGATGCCGCCCCCGTGCTTGTCAACTACCTAGAAAGGAACTTCGTCATTCATTGCTTCATTAGTTGATGGTGCTTGTGCAGCAGTAAAGCCATCTTCGACATCGAAGTCTTCTCCTGCTTTATACTCAACCAAGTCAACGACTTGAACTTTCTTGAGCAATGGCGAGACACCTGACTTGCCATTCATTTCCCACGCAAACGGTGTATACATTACATTCACAGTACTACCGTTGCCGATGAGTCCCGTGAAGGGTTGCTTCTGCGTGTCCACCACTGACGGTGCTTCGTTCTGTGAACCATCACGGCGTGCTACCTTCTGGCGAATGTGGACAAAATCACCACGCTCGTCATCTTTGTTCTTGATGGTAACACCATCTGCCTCAAACGCTGCACGGTTGTTGTCATCCACAAGGATGTCAATACCCCATTCAGGTTCGTAGGTTGTATTCGGTTGTTGTACTGATGCCCAATAGGCTTTACCTTTTACTACAGTCATTTCGTTTTACCTTTCGTTTTGGTTGTCATGCCGTGGCGATATTGCCAACGACCACTATATAGTGCCACATCTAGAATCAAATGTCAACACTTTTTTTCTAGTGGGTTTCTGCCCACGTTTTCCCGACCTTGTATTCACTGTCGAGAGGGCAACGAACCTTGAGCGATTGCTCTGTTAATTTCATTGCCAGCTTTGTAACCTCGCCAAGTTCTTCAGCGTGGTCTTTGCGAACCTCGAACTGATACTCATCGTGAATACTCGCAACGAGTTTGAAGTCGAGCTTGCGCCTTGTTGCCTGTATGATAATGTGCTTGAGCCATTCCTTACAGACGATTGCACCTGCCCCTTGTAGCAGGGAGTTGAGTGCCGCATGCGCAGAGCGTATCTGCAACACACGGCCATCAATACCTAGCACATAACCACGTGATGCAAGCTTATCTACCTTGCTACGTAGTGCCTTGAGTGCAGGCATATTGGATAGAAACTTATCAATTAATTTCTTACCGTCTTTAGAAGTTCCATCTACAATCTTACCAATCTTAGCTGCACCTGCGCCATACAAGAAGGCATAGATAAATGTCTTGGCGTTGTCTCGTGTCGGCAACCCTGCCGCCTTCTGGTTTGCGGTATGCACATCGCCATCGACAACCTCACGTGTGAAGTCG